ATTGTTTTTTAATTTGTTTCATAGGGCTAATTTTCTAGCCAAAAGCCCAGATAAAGTTAGGGGGGTAGACTTTTGAATAAGTTCAGTAAAACGTTTGAATCCTAAATCACCAGGGTCTTTATCGTCCATTTCTAATAAATGAACCTCTTTACCCTCATTCATAAACTTTTCACAAAATTTAAGTGATGATTTTATTGCATCACTATCTAGTGCTATATAAATTTTTTCGACTTTAGAAGAAACAATTTTCTTCATTAGATTAGTTTGTATATTTTTTCCTAACAACGGGATAGCATTTCTTTTGATGGCTATGGCGTCAAATGGTCCTTCGCACAATACTAACGGGCTATTCCAGTTTATAAACATTTCAAACGGCACAATATCGCGGGATACTGATGGGTTTTTATATTTTCTATATGGTTCTTTTTCAAAACTGCGAGCTGTAAAATAATTTAAATTACCTATAGCATCATAGGAGGGAATAATAACCATATTTTGGTATTCTCCTGTTTCGCAATACCCCATATGATATTTAATCATATCCTCTCTAGTAACTCCTCGGGTTTTTAAATAAGCGAGAGCGTGTCGGGCCATCAAACTATTAGGTTTATCTATAAATGGAATATATTCTTTAGGAAGAAATAAATTATTTTTTACTATGACTTCTTCAACAAATGAACCCTGGGGGATTAATCGTTTTGCTTCTTCGATTTTATCATATGCCTCTATTTTCTTTAGAAGATTAGGGATAGTCTTACCTCGGGTATTACACACCCAACAATGCCAAGGATTATGTCCTTTTTTATTTTCTGTAAAGTTCACTTCCATTTTGGGTTTGTGATGCTTACAAAAAGGGCAGTGATAAGCATGATTACCCCTGGATGTTTGTTTACCTTTGCCTAGGACAGAATCCATTAAAGATACTAGTAACTGATTTACCATTGGTGGTAATATACGAATCTTAATTTAGGGAGCAAAGTCTGATGTAAAGAATTTCCCCAATATGTTATCGTTATAATATAAATCTGGGTTTTCTAATACTTCAAGCTTAAATAGATATTTAGTTTCTAAGTATGTAAGATGTTTTTTATTAAAACCTATTTCAATAATGTGTTTTTTCAGATTTTCCAGCGTAACTTCTCCTTCAGCAATTTGATTTTTTAATTTAGTATTTGATCCTATATATTTTTTCCAATCGCTTTCTTTTTGAACTATTTTAAAGGTTTTTCTTCTCCCACGTCCCGTCTGTTCTGATAGTTCTACTTTAGTAAGTTTTTTCTTTTGGTTGTGGTATAAAACTTTTTTACCCACATATTTTTTCCCCTTAGGGGTAATCACTTCATATATAAACCCAAAGGTATCTGATGGGAATTGTGATATGTCCGTGATTTCTTTTCCATTATATAACCAATTCATGTTTTTATTATTAAATTATTCGATCTGCATGAACTCCTATTAATCCCTTAGTGCTACTACCCGAGGCCCAACAAGTTACTTTAGCAACCGCTAACCCACCACCTACTGTAGAGGAAGAAACTTCAAGAGCATTGCCTGTAATACCATCTTCAAAACTTCTAGAAACGTGACCATTAGCGTAAGCATACATAAGCTTAAATTTAGATCCATTAGCACCTTGGTATAATTCTAAAATAGAATCATCTCCAAAATTCATATCATCACCTGCTCTTAAAACAAAGGGAGTATCGAGAGTATCCGACATATTTAAAACTGTTAATTCATTATAACCTTGGGGAACGGAATATTCAAACCAGGCAGCATCTATATCAAAAGTTGAAGTTGTTTGACCCTTGGCATAAGTTCCTGCACTATTTATTGTTCTAGTTTGGTAAGTTACTGTTATATAAGTTCCATCTTCTGAAACTCCTAAATCGCTGAAAGTCATATCAACACCTGCTGTTGCAATTCTAATAGAACCACTATTATTTAAAGTATTATTAAGTGCGAATTCATTATGTGCACTCCCAGTATTAATTTTGAAAAATCCTGTAGCTCCAGGAGTAGCCGGAATTAAAATTTGATTGGTAATAGGAGTACCTGTAGCAGCATCATCTGTTTCTACTTGGTAAGTTGAACCGAAAGATTCATCTATACTAAAAGATACTGATGTTTGTGTCGCTCTAAGATAAGCATTATTTCCATTTCCAGTATCAGACCCACCACCACCACCTGCAGAAACTAGGAATGTACTAACTGATCCCGCAATTCCTAAACAAGATATAATAACGTCCGTTTCCCCAGATGATACTGTTGGGGGGCTAGTAGCAAAAATTTGAGCACTATAATTATTATCACCTATAGGGCGAATAGCACCATCAGGACATCCTATATCAGCATTCCAACCTGTATCATCCATAGGTGCATATACTTTTAATTCACCAAATGTTACATTAGAAATATTTTTATCGAAAGTAATACTAGTATTTCCTGGGGAAGTTACAGTTGGGTAACCATCACTGTCATGGGCTGAGTTAGCGAATGGGTATATTTGACCTGTAAGTGGATCTGCGGATTGGGATAATGATGCTGTAAAATCATTTCTCTTAATTCCCCCAATCTGAAAGTTAGTACTTCCTCTATACCCACTATCAGCAGCTACTTGTCCATTATAAATCATCATAAACCTATCAGGAATACTGGCAGCATTACATGATATAACTACGCTACCTGTATCTGTTCCAAAATTAATAGGTTGTTGGACAGGATATCCTATATTACCAGCAAATGATGTTGCATTGTTACAGTCTATAGTGGGTAATATAGTAAGAGTAGCACTACCCCCATCACATTCACAACTAGGATATGCTAAAATAGACTGACCAGCAGTACTAGGTACCACAGAATATTCATAACAAGTATTACCACTAGTACCTGAAGTACCTGAACCTGAGGTACCTGATGATCCTGAGGTGCCCGATGAACCTGATGTACCTGAAGATCCTGATGAACCCGATGCTCCTTGGGGTCCCTGAACTGATTGTCCTGAAGTTCCACTACTTCCTGAAGCTCCGGATGAACCCGAAGAACCTGATGATCCTGAGGTACCCGAAGAACCATTAGCCCCACCTGATTGTTTTTTAACAGTATTACCATCTAAAACTAAAAAATCAGTTTGACCTGTAGTAGTTGCTTGGTTTAATAAATCGAGTGGACCATCAACTTCTAAACTACCACTTATTTCAATGTCATAAGCTTGTGCTCCTGTAAATGCATCTACAGATTGAGAAACATGCCAAGAATTAATAGTAAAAGCTTGTTTTATTTCATCAGTTGAGGAAGCGAATATTTTTTTTAATTGTTTTGCCATGAGATTATCTATCTATGTTTATAAGTATGGTAGTATCTGTGGTTTGCGATGTAGGAAGAGGTTGAGCTAATTTTCCTACGGCAATTAATTCTTGATTTTCATTATATAATCCTACAGTAGTTATAAAAGGACTAAAATCAGAACCTGTTACATAATTGTTATATTCGTTGCTTCCTGAAGTTAGTATTTTATTTTGTCCATGACTTTTTAATAAACTAGGATTTAATGAATAATTATACTCATTAGCTCTAAGAGTACATTTATATTGTGTTTCATATATGTTAAAGGAAGAATTAAATGAACAACTAATATTAGAAGCACTTACAAAATTATTAGCAAATGCGCTATCATTAATAGAAGCACTTCGTGTTAAGATAGCAATTCCCTGATCATAAATAATATTTCCGCAATTGTCATTATCTAATAATAAATTTCCTTCTCCATCATCTGTTACTGTAAAATCTCCAAACACTAAATTAAAACTGCTAGGTTGGATATAATTTCCATATAATTTAGAAGGTACTGATAATACTCCTAAAGAAGCACCTGATTCAGAAGGAAAATATCTACTAGCGGTTAGAGTTGTTTGGGGGAAGTTATAAAATCTTCCTCTAGATGAACTAGGTCCTTCTAATCTATCTCCTTCAGAATTTGCTCCTGGGATTAGGCTTGAAGTTGCTAATGAGTCCCCAAAAGATGAAGTTGTGAAATTAGAATAATATAGTTGCTTAATAGAATTAAATACTAATTTTTGATAATAGGAGGTTTGATACCCAGTAGTAGGTTCACTATTAGTGTCAAAAAAATTAGTTTGAGTAGTATCTACTGCTAAGAATCTATCTATACTATTTATATTAATGGTATTTCCTGCAATGGTTTCATCTCCATAGGTAGCAGTACCATAATCTACACCTCCATACCCACCACCAACGGTAATTGATGGTCCAATAAAAGAAAAAGCTTTATTAACCTCAAAGGGGGTTATTACTATATCGGTACTGTTGAGGGGTTTTAAGTAACTCATTCATTAGAAGTCTAACTTAACTCTAACAAGGGCTTCTTTAGTAAAGTCTTTTTTAAGAGGCTTACTTAATTTAGCTACTGCTAATAATTCATTAGAATCATTATACATTCCTATAGTAGAAATAAAGGTTTGAGGGGCATTAATGAAATCATTATAAATTACTTCACCAGTAGATCCTGAAATAAATGATGGATTTGCTGAATAATTAAATTCTGAGTTTCTAGCTCTTACAAAGACAAAATCAGAAGTTACATTTTCTTGACTGTTTAGGGTAAAATTCCCAGCAGCACTTAGACGACTAAATAATCGCCCAGGATTATTATCTGCTGTATTAGAATTAAATAGAGTTCCTATTTCAGCTCCTCCATTACTACCCGCTAAATCTAAAGCAGCAGCATTTAATATAATAGTTCCCACATCGGGAAGGAATAAACCATAAGAACCCGATATAGTCATACCATTAGCTACAGCATTAGCTGGAGTAGGGGTTGAACTAATAGCTGATCCATTTGATCCTGAAACAATTTGGAAGACTCTACCTGCTTCATTAAAAGTTACAGTAGAAACATCTTTACTATTGTCCGTCAATCTTAAATTAAAAGCACTAGAACTTTGAATTCTTAAATCTAAAGTACCTGGGAATATATTACCTTTAAATTTAGATCTATCGACAGATAATACATAAACACTTTGTTGGTTAGGAGTAACTCCTCCAAATACAAAGCTATTATTTTCATCACCCAAAACAATATTTTGCCATTGACCAAATACAGTAGATGTATATGATCTTCCATTAATACCAGCATCATATAAAACTGATCCAGATCCTGCTGAATCTCCAAAAGCTATATTAAATTGCACTTCAGAACCTACTGCGGTAGATTCTCCTTGGAAAACACTTAAATAATAATTTCCACTAGTAGCTGCGGCTTGTACTGAAGAAGTGAAAAATTGGGTTAAAGTTGGTGAATTACCAGTCCAAGCTCCCGCAGTAATGCTCTCAGCACTAATTAAGAAATCATCTGGGTCAAATCTTTTAAATGACATTATGAGTTAGTTTTTGTTATTTTTACGGGGATTGTGATTCTAGCTCCGCTATCTCTTCCTACTATCTGGAGAGAAGTATTTAATTCAATATTACTTCCAAATAAAGTATTAACAGTAGTAGCAGTTAGGTTAACAGTAGTACCTACAACAGTTTTAGATACATTTGTTCCTAAAGTTTCAGTTTGATTTAATTGAGTAGCTTCTTCTGTTTGAATACCTACCCCATTAAAAGTATTTAATACTCTAACATCAGCTATAGTAACTGTATAACCACTTGCTTCAAATACTTGGTTATTACCTAAATAATTTAAAGTTTGAGGAGTAATAGCTAAAGATGCTCCCTGTTTTAAGGTAACCGAAGCAAATCCTACATCAAGTATAGGCATTTTGGCTGTACCTCTAGGTAGAGTTATTAATTTATATCTTAAATTTTGAGTAGTCTCAGGAAAAGCCTCTAATAGGGGCATATTTTCTATAGCTTGACCATAGAAAGCACTTCCTGAAGGATGGGTTGGGTTATACAAAGTATAATCAATTTCATCATCCGAAAGAGCAAATTGAGTGATTCTAAAAGAACCATCACCCCTTGCTAAGAGTTCTCTACCTTTGTTTGTTAAGATAGCATCTACTGTTACTACCGAATTATTTAAATATCCCATTGTTTATAAATATGTGGTTATAAATATTATTATTTTATTTTTCTATTAACTATCAGCTAATATTCCTTTATCTTTTAATTCTAAAACTAAATCATCAATATTATCTTTTAATTCTTGAGTAGGAAACTCAGGAAGTATAACTCCTTTAAAAGGTGAACTCCCAGGACTTAGTTGATTTTTAGCAACATCTAATATTATATATACAGGATCATTCACATCTACTCTATGAAGAATAAAGTTATCTCTATTAACAGTATCAGGTATACGTTGATTTAATTTTAACCTTAATAATCCTTCAGGATCAGCACCTGGTTCGATTACCTCATATACAATATAATCTGTTTCCATATTATACTCAAATCTTATTCTGTCACCAACTTTTACTTTAAAGGGGACATTAATAGAAGAAAGATTAAAATCATTAGCACTTGCTAAATCTGTAACTGGATCTGAATTTTGGATGTTAGTATAATTCTCAGAAAGTTCTGCAGAAGCAGTTAAATATAAATTAGTAGAATCACTTCCAGTAGACCAGTAAGGAGGAACAGCATCAGGAAATCCAGGTAGTGGACTTTGGGCAGAAACTTGTAGTCGAATAAAATCAATAAACAAATCATCAGTTCCACCATTAGGGAATCTTACTTGAACATCAAAAACTGGGTTACCCGCTAAAGCGTTTCCAAAAACAAAAAATTCAAATGGATCATTACCATTAGCAATATTTAATTCATCATCATCAGGAACTGTATAGCTTTTAGTTGCTACTATATTACTACCTCTTCTAATGCTAAAATCTACAGCAAAACTATCATCGGTATTATTATTTGAAATTTGTGCTAAAATTTTAATTTTAAAAAATTGAACATCTCCCAATCCACTACTAACTACAGAATATGTTCCATTTGTAGCATTATAAGCTGCTGCTAAGGGATCAGGTTCTATAGTAGGGGCACTATATCCAGTAATAGGTTGATAATCAACATAACTACTATCAGGATTAATATTTGTTTTAGTCATATTTCCTAACATACTAGGAGATGATTGATTAAGACTACCATCAAAATTTAATGTATTAATATTAGCCCCCGCAGTAGACCCAGTTGCCGAATATAAAATTGGAACTTGTCTTCCTATGCCTGTTATTTTTTGTTTTCCAAAAATATTACCATTAGAAGTAGAAGGAGTACTATTTCTAAGGACAACATTTTTTCCAACTTCAAAATTTTGAATTAAATTATCAAGAGAAGCATATTCTGTTGAAGGTTTACTTAAATTACCCTTAGCATCTACTAAATAACTAATAAAGACTGCAGTTTGATCTATAATTTCAGGACCTGTTCCTCCTGCTCCTGTGTATACCGCAAAATATTCAGAGGTCCTTTCGGCAACAGGTAACCCACCTAAAGCTCCATTAATAGGACCCAAAAAATTATTTAATTGTTCCTGTTCTAAACTTGTTGCTTGGGGTGATGGGGTTTGTTGTGCTATGGCTTGTGTTGGCATGTTTTATTAATTAAAATCTATTGAACTAACTTTACTTCCATTATATCTCCCATTGGTCCACCCATGTTGGGAATAATTAGAGTCTTGAACTCCCGCTCTACGGGCTGAACCACTAATAATTAAATCAAAATTAATAGGGTCAAGTCCCTGGGCACTGGAGTAATCTATTTTTTGGAATACTGAAGAAAATTGAGAAAACTCCGCATTACCTAATATAGCATTGTAATCCGAGTACTCAAAATTACCAATTTCAGGATTAATATTTAGTATTACTTCATTATTTGTACTATCTGCGGCAATAGATTGGTTAAAATTTATTTGTACTTGGGTTAAAGTAATAGCTCCGCTAAAAGCTATATACATACCTGCAAAGAAACATGGACCTCCTGATGTAGCATAAAATTCAGTTTGGGCTGATGCTAAACCGTTTGCACCAACAGGTATAACATTTACAACTTGGATTCCTAGTTGATCGAATTGAGTATAATCAAATCCTTCTATAAAAGCATCTATAGATTGAGTAGGTACTAATAAAGAAAAATAATTACCCCCAAATCCGCTAAAGCCACTTACCTGAATACTGGATGTTACAGATACTGGAATATTGGGAGCGTTTAAAGTGTATACATCTGTAGTATCATTATAATAATTTTGGGGGTTAGCTCCTATAACATACATCCCCGAATCGTTATCATTATTCCAAACGGCTACATCAAAAGGGTTTAAGGTTTTACTTAAAGTACCTCTAGCTAAATCTAAATTCCAATCTCTAATTTCATTAAGGGAAGATGTATTTTCATTAGCAACAACCCCCATTAAATAATGCCCCCCCTGGTCTTGTGTAGTTAAAATATTATATTGAACACTACCTATGTCGGGGTAATTGAGATTAAGACTATCAGCAATTGCTAATTGAGGACCATAATCCTCCCCATCCTTATCTAATTTATTAATTTTGATATACTTTACTCCTTTAGTAAAGTTTTGACCATAATTAGGATTATCTGGTGGTGGTGCTAGTGCCATTTTGTTTATTTTTTATCCTCCGCTAAAGGCATTAGTTTGTGTTTGTATTTGTTCTTGAGGAGAAACTCCTTCTCCTGTGCTTAAGAAACTCCCAGTATCATACCATAAATATAATTCTCCTTGTTGGGGACCTTGGAAGGCACTTTGAAATGGAGGTAATGGTGAAGTACTACTACTATAGAAAAAAACATCGTAATTTATTTCTATTACGTTAGCTTTTTTACTTGTGTTTTCATCATTTAATTCCCCGGTAGTTGCAACAAATTCACTTCCACTAAACTCTCCATCATAAAATTCTTCTTGAGAGGATTGGGTCAATGCAAAGGGACCTTGTGGAGTATTTACATCATACACCCAACTTTGAGTAACAAACGGTGAAACTCTATTTACATGTCCCTCTAATTGTCCTTCAGGAGAAGTTCCTAATACATTTAAATCATTTAAAACTCCCCCTGCCCCACCTGAAATAAATCCAGATTCTATAGAAGCACTATAATCATGTTGAGATGTTTCAACTTGAGCTGGTCGTTGTTTATTTCTTTCTAATAGGTGTTGTTTAATTACAACTCCTGAGGCTAATCCTGAACTCGCAGGTACAAAATCTTGTACCATTTTGAATAAAGAATTATCAAAATACTTAATAAGTCTTATATAATCTTTCCAATTGTAATTTTTATAATATTTGTCGAAATAATTATCTCTTAACTTATCTAAATCAGGATATGAATATGATGATGAATTAAATTGTCTAGGATCACCTATATATTCACCTATATTAAAGTAACCAAAACTATTATTAATATTATCATTAATTTCGTTTTGAGGTGAAAATGCAACTTCAATATAATTTATATCCTTAGTGTAATTACTAGAACTTTGTGGATAATTTTGTTGGATACTCCTATAAGATGATAAAGTATTTCCAACTTCGGGGAGGACTTTAGGCTGAGTTCTTATTTTTTCAGAAATTCTATTTTTAATACCAACTGCAGGTTGATCATAATAGATAAATTCTGAGTTACTAATATATGTAACTGCTCCCCCTACAAATTGATAATTACTATTTGCTGAAAATGATTGGGTTATAGATGAACCTGTAATAGCAGGGTGAATCGAGGTATAATTGGTAGATAATGCGTTATTATCTGTATCGATATTCGCTCCTAATGAAGCTCTAAATGCTAGCTCATCTTTTGATGAATTAAATGAATTTCCTTCAATTGAAAGGGGATTCATTACTAAGTCATTAAATTGAGTATCGGTAGTTGCTTTGCTATATAATCTTAATTCCTGGAAGGCTATTTTACTACCTACTCCTTTTAAGGTCATTCCAGTTCCATAAGTTAATGCGGGGCCTACCGAAGAAGTATTAAATCCAATTTTGAAACCATCATTTCCATTATATATCTTAGTTCCTGTTCTTAATTTAGTTTTACCAACACCTACTGTCCACCATTCCCCATTGAAGAAAGAAGCTGTTACTTGATTTGATCCTATCCTGAATGCTCCATCGTAAACACTTTGTGAAACTATAGATCCCGAATAACTAGCGCTAACCATTCCTCCTCCTGCATATTGAAGGTTTATATTTTCACTTCCAATAGTACCCGCTATTAAAACATTTCCATTAGGAGGGAGAGCACCACTTATGTATTTGAATCTAAAACTAATATCATTTAATCCCCCATCAAATGCGGAATTTAAAGCAGTAGCAGATAAAGTTACATCTGTTCCTGTTAAACCATAATTAAATTTAGATTGATGGTAATCCCAATCATTAGAGTTAGTTTTATCTTTCCCCCCAAATTCAGATATTCTAAGAATTGTATCAGGGATACCAAAGCAATTTATTAATGCTCTTAATCCTTCAACCGTACCTTTTTTCTTTAGAAGATAAGGTAAGTTATGGTATAAACGTTTATAAGTTCCTTTATTTACATTATCTAAAGGAATAGCTACATTAGAAGCCGAAACATAAGTTTCTATCACCTCAGAACCTGTAGGAGCTAATAAGCTTCCTGAGCCATTTATACCTAATAAAGAAGCATATAAATCATCAGATGAAAAGTTATTTTGGTATAATTTTAATCCCGCCCCCCTTAAGGCATCAGATACTAAATCTTTTGATATACCAAAATCTAATCTATTATCACCATTATATCTTTCAGTAATAGTATTAATATAAGAATAAACTATATCAAAATGCTGCCCTATCATATTTAAAAATAGTTCATAACCTGAGTTATCCGAGTCATTTCTTAAATAGTCTGGGATAGTGTTTATTAAACTATCTTGATTTTCATTATCATATTGAGATGCCGAAAATATTCTTCCCCCATATTCAGATGTAGCTTCATCTTTACTTCCTAACCAATTTAATACTTCTGTGCTTCCCGTAGATTGTAATAAATAAGGTTGATTAGTATTGGATTTAGGGTAGGATAAGGCTCCTGAGGTATAATAGAGATAGTTTTCATAACCGTCAAAATTTTTAATAACATCTGTTATTTGGGCTTCATAAGTTGCTCTACTTGAAGATATTTGTAAAGAGGAAGAAGTTGAACCCGTAATAGAATTAATACTATTTATACTATTATTATACCCTTCAATTTGTCCTACTTTATAATAAAAATTTAATAATCTTTCTTCAGCTGAACTATACTGGACAAAATTAGCAAACTCGGTATAATCTATATTAATATTTATACCTTTTTCGTTTAAAATATTTTCTAGTTCATTATAGGATGAACTTAATTGAGAAACTTCTAACAGAGAATTGTAATCTCTCAATTCAGTAGAATTATTAATCTGATCAGAGATTTGATAATTAAAGTTTGGACCTTTAAGATATACAATATCTTCTTCTACAGTAATAGGTTTAGGAGGTAAATTTAAACTATACCCTACAGTTTCTGCTGTTTCTAATACTACTTGTAATTGAGAATTAACTAAAATAGATGGTGGAAGGGGTTGATATAATTTTATTAATACAGTACTAGGAACTGAGGTACTATCTATTGTAATATTATTAGCTATATAATAAGACCCATCAACATTAATATAAAAATCTTTAAAAGCATTACCTTCTAAAGTAGATTTAAATTTTTCTACTAATAAATTAATTTCCTCATCAGAAATATTATTAACAGATAATCTTAATTCAGTTCTAGTAGGGGATATTTCTTGAATAAAATATTTATATTCATCTGATTCTAGAGCAGTTCTATAAAAATTATAGTATACATTATATACTCCTATATTATATCCACTATTTTGTAAATCCCTAATAGGAAATACCACAACTGAAGAAATTTGGTCTTCATTCAGAGTATTTTCATAATTTCTAATTGTAAAATTAGAAACTTTTCCACTTTGTAATAATTCCCCTGTAACAGTTTCAACAGAAAATATAACTTGATCCGTTACAGGATTAAACTCCGAAGTAGAATCCACCACAGGAATAAGTGCTTCTTGAGAAGAACTATATTCTTGTTGGATAGCTCCTTCAGGATTATTCAGTGGGGTTAATGTTATCATCTTCTGTTAAATCAATAATGTTTTGTTGTAAAGTAAGATTCTCTTGTCTTAAAAAAGTTATCTCATCTAAAAGAGCTTGGATTTCATTTGATATACCTTGTGAACCCACGTATTCAGTACTTTGTTTTATTAAAAACTCGTGAGAATTTACACTACCTTCTTTTGGAATTTCATAAAATAAACTTTCGTATATTTGAAAAAATTCATCTACAGTTGTTACTTCTTCTACTGGGGTAGGAAGCGAAGGGGGAAGTAATTCATTAAATTGAGTATTAATGGTATTAAGGTAAGCTTCTTTATTATATAATTTCTTCCTTAAGTTCAAAGCACTCCCAGAATCATATGTGTTTAAATTATTATCCATTTATAACTTTAAAATAATAATTATCGTCTAATATTAAGGTTTCTCCACTAATATTTACTTTAAGTAAAATTTGATAATACCTTTCAGGTTCTAACCCATTCATGTATAAAGTAAAATAGCTACTTTCACTATCTGCACTAATTTTAGTATAAGTAGTATCAAAATCAATTACAAATTCATTAGTATCTAAATCTTTTACAGCATAATATGAAGCTGTAGGAAGATAATGACATTTAGTATACGATGAACCTGTTTCAAAATCCCTTTGGGGGAATTGAGGTCTAGAATTAATTCTAATTTTTTTAACACTATCCCTTCTAAATGTTCCATTATTATTATCCAACGTAGCGACCATGCGAGCGGTATCAATTTCCGTATTAGACGATGATCCAGTGTCATATATAAAATCATCCCACTTAAATTCGAGCTGTGGCGGGTAGATAGTGTGGGTGTCTATAGAAAAGTATTTAACAGTAGTAACATAATCTCTATTGGCGATAAATTCATCTGAGTCAGATTGTTTAATTAAAAATCCATCATTAGTGAATCCTCCTAAGCTTTTAGAAGAACTATACCAAGTTCTAATAGTATTAGTAACATCAACATTTAAATCTTTTTCACTAGCGTAATCTAATATTTGGGAATGGGTTACATTTAATCCTAAACTTGACCCTGTATACCAAGTTCCCCCACCCGTATTTCCTTCGGTATAAGAAGCGGTAACACGTGGTTGGAATGATGTAGGCCATTCACCTGATCCCGATGTAAGTCTAAATTTCCAAGATACCCCATTAGTAGTAATAGGATTATTTGAGTATCTCCCGGTTCCCATATTCCAAGAACCTGAAACTGGGTAAATTTCTAAAGTAGTTTCAGCGTTAATCCCAGTAACATTTGCTATGTAGTTTTTAAGATTAACTTGGAAGTTTTTAGTACCAATTTTATTATCTATTACGTCTCCAATTTCTGTTTGAGCAAATTTAATTACATACCTACTTACTTGGGGAAGTAAAGAATTATAAAAAGTAGAAGCTTCTATAATTTCATCTAACCCCGTATTTAGAGCAGGAAACTCAGAATACATAGTTGAATCTTTTTCGGGAAATAAGTTATATACTGCCATGGTTTATATTATAATGGTACTACTCTACCTTTTATGTCTGTGTTAGGAAATTTAACTTCAAAAACTGAGGGATCCTGAGAAGGATAAACTACATTATTTTGAGTTGCTCCTTTAATGTCATAAGCATATTGAGAATAACCTGAACTTTCACCTACTTTATTAACTATTTCAATACTTTTTACATTTTGTACTCCTTTTAAATCTTCTGAGTATCCTAAAAGAGCAAATAACTCACTAAGTAATAGTGGTTGGTTAATTTGCATATTTTTATTATCAAAATAAGTTTGTAACTTAAGAATACATTGGGTAAGTACTTCGTTACTATTAAAATTAGGCAATACTACAATTTCAAAATTAACACCTATATTAATAATAAAAGCATCTTTAATCCTAATAGAATCATTTATCATTCTATATTGGGAAAGATAAGTAGATAAATTTTGCTTCAATGTAGAAGTAGCAGTTGTAAAATTAGTATTATTATCATAAGCTAAAACACATAAATCTAAAGTAGACGGCTCCTCCCCAGGGAGGAGACTATCATATTTTTGAGACTCAATATAAGCCTTAGCTAAGGACCCATATTGAGAAGGCATACTTAACGCCCTTACTAAATAGTCATCTTGTGTTACACTTCTTAATTGGGAGGCATAATTAGCTAATGAATTTTTTCGTATATCTTGAACAGAATCACCATCTCCACCTCCAGTAGCGGCATCAGGGTTATTTGCGGCTAAGGAACTAAAAGATTCCTGAGCTAGAGTAGCATCTAAATTATTTGAAGTTGTGAGGAGCACATTGCCTGCTACTGTTATATCTGTTAATGTGTTAGCAGGAACATTAGATGCAACTCCCCCTCCAGTTAAATATCTTACAGTTAAAACGGTGTTAGAAGGGGCTACACCATATGTTTTAGTAAACATAAAATTAGAAGGTGAAAATGCCGTCTTAAGTTTATCCTGAGTAGATGGTAATCCTATTCCTACATTATCAGGATTAGGAACGATTTGTTCATCAAAATCTTCAGCAGTGCCCGCACCAAATTGAAGTTGTAAAGTGGCACTGTTATCATCAACATTATTGCTACTTACAATTCTAGTAGCAAATCTTTTAGAAACTTTTTTCAATCTTAATAAATCTCCTACCTCTGAAGAGTCAGCTTGAGTATTAGGATCAGTAACAAAAGGATTAGTATTTTTAATAGTTTCAAATACTGTTTCTTGAGCTAAGTAATCTACTTCGGTCCAATCATTTCCATCACTATCAACAATATCTAAAATTTTTAAAGGTTGTTGTGTACTAATATTATGAGTAAAAAATCTTTCAGGTTCCCCTACTGTTACTGTAGTTGTATTGATAGTAGCGGAAATAGCTTTAGTGGTTTTTTTCAATAAAAAAGAAACTGGTTGGTCTCCCGAGATTTCATATACACTTATTGTTGTAGGGTCTAATGAGCTAGATTCACTAAAATCAACTTTGTTTTGGGTTAAAAAGGTGGGCCCTTCTCCTCCACGTATAGGAGTATTTTCAGATATGGCTAAAGCATATTTAAAATCAGGTACATTTTCATCTGCATCCGCATCATATATAGCGGGTACAGTTTGAAATAATTCAATTTGGGTCGTTGCAGCTGTACTTACAGAAGGTTTATACCCCATCATGTAAGCTAAATCGTATAAGTTATTTAACTGTTTAGAATATTGAATAAAATTTTCTTGTATTTGATTATCTGTGTAGAATGAAAGAACATCACCTACATATGAAGCCATCTCAATAAACATAGTTCCTGGTGAGGAGGGGCTAAAGTCATTGACAGTATTAGGAAAATAAGTTTTAGCAAACCCTATAAGATTTGATCTAAAATCAGAAAAATTCTTATTAATATATTTAATATTTCTATTAATTCCGTTATTACTATTTATTAAATCGTATGGCATTATAATGGTATGTTAAGTTCTATAAATTGGTCTACACTTGAAAATACTGAGTAGAATATTTGAGCTTTGATAGTATGTCCATCTAAGCTTTCTGTAACTATAACTTCTTTTAATTTAACCATAGGGAATACTAAGGTTATATCATCTTCAATACTTTTTTTTAAAGTTTCAAGTACTGAAGGGCCATTTTGCTCAAAAAGGTATGTAGATATATCTCCCCCAAAATTAGGATCAAATACTCTTTCCCCCTTATTAGTAAGAAACCAATTGATCATGTTAAATTTTACTTGCTCTGCACTAGTATAGTTTATCCTAAAAACAGAATCAGAACCTGAAGTTGCAAGGGATTTAAAAGGAAGGGCTAACCCCAGCCCAACTGATGGAGTTTGATCAAATGCTGGTATGTTTCCTACTTCTATTGCCATTATTTAGTGGGGTTTAAAAGACCCATAATTTGGTCCATACCTACATTACCTTGAGGTAAATCTCCCCCGGGCATTATTCCTTGGGGATTAAATTGGTTAACATCTTGGCTAGTAAATTGGGATGCGGTTTCCCCTAAAATATTGGCATAAGCTGCTCTTTTATCTTCACTAATTGGTTTATTTTCAATAGGTGATGAAGGTGCAGAATTGGAAACTTGTCTAGGGGCTCTAACTGCTTCTAGTAAGATTTCTTTTAATTCTTCTTGAATTACTTCTCTTACAGATTCTTTAATTAAAGTTTTAAGTACTTGCGATTTCATTGATTATAAATATTATATTTAATAAGCTTTTAAATTATCTCTGTCAATAATGAATTTTAACTCATCTATTAATACTTTGTCTGATGGGGTAAAGGAAAGTTCGGTTTGAATTAAAGTAATCCCATCATCATTTTTCCCTAAGGCTCTTTTTCTATTTATAGTAGGGGAAAATGGAACTTCTTCAATTTCAAAAACAAATCCTTGGTAAGTAGATAGATTCACACTCTCTTCGGCTTGTCTTTGTACAGTGGAAATTTCTACTAATGCCTCATCAGGTTGAGGTAAAATTACATTACGGCATCTATTGATATTATCATCTAATGATTTTAGTTTTATAATAAATTCATTGATATAAAATGATATTAATGCTAACGGGATTGAAATACTATTTATAGCAGTTCTAACGGGAGGAATTTTAGGATTCCCAAATTTGTCAAAAGTTTTACTAGTAATAAGAGTATCTAAATCATTTAAAGAAGCGGGAATTGCCCCTGGAAGACCGAATGGGATTAATTTTGATATTATAGATACTGCTATTCTACCTGTTTTTAGAGCAGTTATTAATTTTACTAAAGTGTTTATACCTAATCTAGCTAAATCAACTGTAAATGTTACTCCCTTAAGAATTTTAGCTATACTATTAGCTTGATCTAATATGTTATTTCTAATAGAAATTACTTTAGATAATTCCTCTCGGGTAGGACAATCACCTTCAACTTTGATTAATTGTTTTTCTAAAGAAGGTATTAATCTATCCGAAAATAACATGGCTTGATTTGTTACTAGTACAATTAAAGCCTCAATTCCTTTTTTTTTAAATTCTCCTGGAGTAGAGCTATTGATTATATTTTCTTCGATTTTAGCCATTATATAGTTTTACTTACTTTAGACTTAGTTTTAGTTTCTAAATCATTTTTTAATGAAACTAAAGTACTAATTAATGGGGTAGTTGAAGCAATCATGTAAGCCATGTAGGGAGAAGGATTATTATTAAATTGGCTCATCCATTTCCTTAACTCGCCTACTAATTCAGATAATAATTGTATAGTGATATCACCTTTTAATAAGGGTTCAGTTGCTTCTTTATCTCCCAATAATATATTAGGAGAATTTATTGTAAATGAATTTTTACTATCTATGTTAACTGTATCCTGAGAATTTAAATTTACGGATTTAGCCGAACTGATCAAAACACTATCCAGATTAGAATTTAATACTATTCTTCCTGAGTTTATTAGAACCTGATTTGACGCATAATTGGGTATAAATTCAGGTGCAAGTGATGATGAATATGAATCATAATTAAAAATATTAGGTTCTAATTCTATTTGCTGGTCGGAAGTTAAGTATATAGAAGCTTTATCTAAGTTTATATCTTCTTCAATTGTATTCCATCCTTCATCAGTGTCTTCACCCTGCCCATTTCTTATTTTAGTAATAGGTGAAATGCCTTCACTACTACCAAATCTTAGTGATTGACCAAATCTTCCTTCTATTATATGATCTCCTTCAAAAGGTTTTAAAGGATTTATATTAGATTGTTCTATAAAAGTATCCCCTAACTTTAAATCATTTGTTTCATCAACAGCCTTATTAGGACTTCCTCCTAATATTTGAGAAATATTTTTACTTAATGAAAAGGGTGGATTAGAGGAACCGGGAATACCATTATGGTGTGGGTTACCCCAAATATTTATAGGGGGAAAATAGTAAGATATTTTAGAATTACCTGCTTCTTCTAATTTATTATCTGGGAGGTCAATGACTGCTACAATTTCATTAAGTAAAGGGTAATGTTTTATATTGGGAAATAGAGGATATGCTACTCTTATAGCATCATCATTTTCACTAGGATTAGTTACATCTTCTATTAAAACCATACCTATAGAAGACCATTCTCCATAAGTACTAAAATAGGGATGATTTTCATCTAAAATAATATCCTTTACCCTAAAACTATTAATTTCTTTAGGAACAGCTAAGTCTACAGTATCACTAACTAAATTTCTAGCATAATTAGCAAACCCCCCTATACCATAGTTTAACTTAGGCATTATTTCTTATCGTCTTTGAACTTTTTTACTTCATTTAGCAATTGTTGTTTTTCGTCCTCTGTCATTCCAAAATTACCATCATCTACCCCATCACTTTGAATTGCTCTTTGAGCAATTGTAGCCATTTTAATAAGTTGCTCATCATTTTTAACTGAGATTTCTAAATACTCCTTAAGGAGAGGAACGACTAAAGTAGCATCACCAATATCTTGTATCAAAGGTTTTAATTCTGATATAAGAGTTGAAATTTGTTCTTCTTTTTTCTTTTGGTTATTGTAAATTTCTTCTAAAATATTAGAGAATTTTTTTTTACCAAATATATTTTTATCTAACTGCCCCATATTTATTTTATTTATAAATATGAAGTATCTTTAAAATTAGTATATCCATTTTCTTTATAAAAGAGATAATGGGCTTTATAAATGTCTCCTAATTTACCGGCGACTTTAGTGATCTGGGGAGTTTTAGCATCTACCATTTCTCTTATATAAATGTATAGTGCTTTTTTATTAAATACATCCAATTGGTCTCTTGAAGCAAAAATAGATAAAATAGCATCTGCTATTTGAGCATCCCTTAATTTAGGAAATAAGTCCGTAAGGATTGAATTGCAATATTTGATATACTCATCCATAAAAATAGAATCCTTGTCCTTTTCCATAGGATCATAATCCAAATCATATGAATATTTTAGATTATGATGTAATTCATCAACGGGGGCTTTATCTACTCGTTTTTTATAGTTTTTGGTATTTTGTATAATTAAATACCGTTTTGCAATCGTACCAAAATATGAAAATGCTTTTGTCCCACGTGTAGGATCAAATAAATGAATTTTATCTAATAAGAATGTAATTACTTCATGTTGAAGGTGTTCAATTTCATTTACCTCTGTATAATAAAATTTAAAGGTATGGATTATATTCTCCGTAAGTTTAAAAAATCCGTAATGGATTCCCGTACGGTAGATTTCACTTCTTTCCTCGGGATCAGAAGAGCTATTGTATCTAACAATAGCGTCTTCCGTATCTTGAGTAAAATATAAGTTTTTTGTTTTCTTTTTTCTTTTTCTGGGGGGTAATGTGCTCATAATTTATCTATCCTAAATTTAGATAGAATTCTCTGAAGATCTGTAATTTGTTGAAAGATAAAACCAATTTCGTCATCGCTTTTAAAAATACCACGCTCATCAATTTTTTTGAGCTTTTCATCAGAGATTTCTATAATTCGACTAAATTGATCTAAGTAAGTAATATATCCGGCAAGAATATCTTCTTGCTTTTCATTCTTACGTAAGAGGTTTATGGTTGTAAATCCTAAGATTATAACCAATACCCCTAATACACTGATGACTATTGTTTCTATCATAATTTATCAAATAAATCTTTAAGACCTTTACTTTCAAGTTGAGAAAGTGCTTTGTCTTTGGTTGATTTTTTAGATTCTGTGGTCAATATAAAATTCTCCTTCTGGGGGGGCACGGAATTTTTAAATTTAGGTAACCATTCCCTTTCAAACTCAATACGAGCCGCCATCATATCCGCCTGGTGTAAAATGAATGGTAAAGAAGTACGTGGTTTTTGTTCGGGCATATATGCTTTAAGATATTTTTCATTAGCAGCATCATATAACCCATCATGAGTTTGAATTGCAAGCATTTCATTAAATGTGTATTTAACACTATGAGATTGAAGCATAAATAAACCTCTATCAGGAACAGAAGCAAATGGGACTTGTTTATTAAACATATAATCCTCACCTAATTTTTCTTTTCTCCATTTATCGGTTTGGGGGATATAAGATTCATTTTCTTCATCTCCCATTTTTCCAAGATCATGGTTGATTGCCGAAAATACTAATTCTTCTTTAGTAAACGTAGTCATATCAGCACCCTCTTCTTCCCAAAGATCATATTGTTTAAGAGAACACCTAACTACTCTGTTAACATGTTCAACATAACCCCCTGGGAAAGCATTATGGTATTCTTTTTTATGAGCAGCGGGCATCATCATAATACGTTCTTTATAGGTATCATAGAACGCTATAAGCATTTCTCTTCGGGGACGGGAAATGTGAATTTCAATATTATCGCAGAATTCATCCCAATTCTCCTGGATTTGTTCAGCTGTTAGCTTCATACTTTATTCTGTTCATTAGGTGACATAGGCTCTCGCTCAATTGCGGCCTTAATCTCTTCAACTAAATCTTCACAATGTTCTTTAGCGGATTCAACTTCCTGTCGATTTCCTCTACCATTGTGATATTCAACATGTTTTAATTTTGCTTGGAGATTTTCAAGTTTTCTCTGAATGTGTTGTCTATATTGCATAGTTTTTATTATTTATAACGAAGTTACGATGAAAAATTTAAAAAATCAAGGTATTTTTTAAGAACTGCACATTTTTCGTATTCTTCTAAATTTTCGAAATGGTCTATACTTTTATTTAAAGCGGATTCAAAATCTATTTTAGAATTTCTAGCTTCTCTAAATAAAGCATTAATGTGTTCTTTATCTTGTAAGTTTATATCTTTAATATAATCATATGCTCTTTCATAAAGCATAAATTCACCTACTCTTTTAATATCTTTTATATCTAATGTTGGGTCTGCTTTATCAAACAAACCTATTACTTGGGTAGTATAATTTAAATAGTTTAAAATTAACTTTCTAAACATTCCTAATTTATATGAAGGACTATCTTCATCAACTACAGATACCCTTTTAAGGGGTGTAAAGGAAGACAGACTCCCTTCATCCCTAGATGATGAATTAAATGACCCAAATATTTTATTAATGTCCAAAGTGTCGTTCTAGAGTTTCAAGCTGATCTTCTGCATCAGCTAATTTTTGAATGGCTTTTTGACCCTCTTCTAGAAAATGTCCTGATGTATGTTCACCAATGCCAGCCGGTGAATGTATGAGGGTTTCTAGTGTAAGCAATGCTTCCTCTCGGTCCGCTTCTGCTTGTTTTCTTAGAGCCTTTATTAATCTGTGTTCCATGATTATAAATATAGTTTATTTCTAAATTTTTATATGTTGTTATATATGTCCAGTAATTCATCTGCAATGATGGTCTGCGGCCCGCGTAGCTATTTGCTTATTAGGCTTTATATTAACTTTATACCCGTAAGATTGTGCCCACCCCCGCGCAGCTGATACGAGTTTATTACTCATATAATATTCATCATCATTATAATCCATATCAATTTCAAAGCGAATCCCTGGGAGATTATTAGAAAGTTTTTCTGCTATTTGCATTGTCATTTCGGTCTCCATCCATAATCTAATCCAATCATCTTTAATTGCGGAAAATGTTTCTTTACAATAAATATAATGAACCCCTCTCATTGGGTAACGATATGCAATAGCTGTTACATAATTAATACTAGAACCAACTCTTTGAGAATCAGTTCCAATATGGGTTTCAACAAAAGGATTATCCTGGATTATTTTAGCTGTATAATTAACAGGATTAACTTTCTTATTTTTTACTGTTCTAAAATTCACAATACATCCCAATCACGAGCAGCCATAACATACGCAGAACCCGTGTCTAGAGTTGGATCTTCTTTTATCAAAGCTAGGGCTTCAGCTCTTACTTCTGATCTTAATCCCCATTGCCCTGCTTTTTCCATTACAGATTCAACTGTCTGATTCCTTTTCATCAACATAAAGAGTTTCATTACCTAAAATAAAATGCCTAGTATTAGCACTCGGGATTTTAACCATTTCTGCAAGACGACTTATAGCGTCTTCAATATCAACCGCAATAATATATGTTTGATGGATATTCTTTTTTTCAACATATTGACATTCGTAGATATAATGATCTCTTACCTTAGAAGTTTCTATGAGTTCTATTTTAAGAACTTTAGTTTCATTCCCAATTTTAAGTTTATTAAGGAGTTCAACTTTAGGAGAAGTATATTTATTTTTAAGTCCCATAATTATATTATTTAGTGTTATTGGGGGGAGCGGCAACTCCCCCCTTAAACAACATGGCAACTGCTTCTTTACGCTGCAAATTCCTTTGCAATTTCAAAAAGCTTCTGGTTAACATCTAAATCTTGCTTAAAGTTCTTAATCTTACGAGCTTTACGCATTTTAACACCCGAAACATATTCAAAATCTCCTTCAACAACTTTTTCCTGAACAAGGTTAAATACGCTCCACAGGTCATCTCCTGCATCTTCTTTACGGACGGGCCTCAATACTTCATCCAAATCAATCTTATAAACTTGATCAACCTTTTGATCTTTTTGTAGCTTAAATCGAGTTGCAATTGCTCTTCGAGCCAAATCATATTTTTGGGGTTGAGTCAATTCTGTGCCTTTAAACTTATTCATGCTCTCTACTGTAAGAGGCAATTTTTCAACCATTTCTCCAATGGTTCCACGCAAAGCTTCAAAATCATAACCCATATGGCGGATTTTCATTTTCCCAAACTCTTGATCGGCAATTACCAATCCATTAGAACATACAAATCGATACATTCCTGCCTGGAAGGTAAATGAATTTTTACCATCGTGGGAATTAGTCATGATAATTTGTGGCCAAACATTATCTCCATCTTTTCCCTCAACCATCAAATCTGGGTGGCGGAAAACGAGCATGTGTTTTTGGAAACCTTTAGTAGCTTTTTTACGAGCTGATACTTGTTTAGCATCAATAACACCCCATCCCAGTTTTTCCATATCGTCAATAACACGATCTGTAGGAATGTGGGTGTAGTGCTTAGAAACTTCACTACTTGGAGTTTCTGAAAAGGCAACTGGGCAAGCTTCTTGAATTTGCTCGCGGGTCATGAACTCTGAGTTCACATCGTTTGAAAACATTAAATCTTCCATAACTAATTATTTAGGTTTCTATTTAATTCTGGCTGCTGCCGCAACCTTACCCCGTAAATATACGAACAGTCTCCTGTGACTCCAAATTTTA